AAGATGACCTACATTAACATTATTAACATACAATCTTAGATTTGACACGTGAGAATCATAAGATACAGCTACATGATAATTCGAACCTCCATTAGCATTACCACCATAAACTTCATTGATTCCTCCCTCAGTAGTGCTTACAACATAACCTATATTAGAATTAGATCCCACAATTCGTAACACGTAGTAATTATCTGCATCATCATATCGAGCAAATAGTGTTTGGTTTGAGGTCATTTGAGTTCCTGTGTCAGGACGAACCCAAGTGTCAAAAGTAAAAGAACTATCTTGCAAGTTAAAATCGTCTGAAGAAGCAATATCTAATACATCATCTGAACCGTCAAAAGTAATAAACGTATCTGTTCCATATGTAGTGTAGGTAGCAGCTCCTCCTGTTTTAAGGACTGTGTGAGCAGATTCACTTTCATCAGTTATATTAGATGTGAAGTTTAATAGTAGTTTTGTTGCTCCATTATCTGCAATATCAATTCCTCTGCTACCTAGAACTGTAGATGGCCATACATAGGCAGTGTCTTGTTGATATACACCTGAAACAAATACTTGAAAATCTGATAGAGAAGCTACATTAGTGCCCGCTGGCATTGCAAAAGTAACGGTATTTCCGTTTATAAGATATGTGTTTCCATCTACAACATCAGCCGCTGTATTAGAATACTCTTGAGCACGAGCAGAAAAAGTTGATCTTAGTGTACGTAACTTTGATGGAATTGAAACAGTTTGAAGAGTTAAGTTTGACGCATTTGGAGCTGTTACAAAAGTTACTGTAGCTCCTCCGTTAGATACAGAGTAACCAGTTGTAGCTTGTGTCACACCATCAGCAAAAGCTACAATTTCGCCTGAATGATCTGCAGTGCCAGAAAGATTGAATACTGTTTCTGCTCCAGTGTTATTGTAAGTTACTGTAGTAACTACTGGAAAAGCCGTAATAGGAGCTGTTGCATTATCTGGATACGTTGCCATTATTTACCCTTTCTCAGTGTCTTTTTAATTGAGCCATTGTTTCGTAAATCACGAGTGATAATATCTAGAATGATCTTATCGCCATTAATTTTTGGAGCCCCAACAGCAACATCTTTAGGAGCTCCTTGATTTGTCATGTTAACAGAAATGCTTGGAGCCTTTCCTGTAGCATTCATTTGATTTAATGCAGCACCTCCAATAGCTTTTGCAGCTGGACGACGAATTACAAACTCACCAGGCTCTAACAAAGCTGGTACTCTATCGCGTGAATTAACAGAACCGCCACCAGCCATGCGCATAATTTTGCCTCCTGATGCTTTACCTAGTCCAAGAGCTTGCCCAATAGCATTTTCACCTTCTGCTACATCTGATGCAAAGCCAAGAGCACCTGATATCTGTGAAATGGCTTGAGCAGTTTCACCGATCAATCCTGTACCAGCTATTAAGCTTAGTCCTTGTAAAGGAGTTGTTGGAGCTAATGATTCTATAAACTGTTGAGGAGCACCTTTAAACGCGTTGTTATACGCTTGTTGTAAACCTTGCCCACTCTTTTGATTATTTTGAACCTCACTCAAAAGACTTGGAGCTTCTTCAGGACCAAAGTCTCCAGGTGCGCCAATCTCACTAGCTATATTTTGCATAGTTTGGAAAGCAGATATTTGACTATCAGTATATCCTTCTGAAATAAGTGATGCAGCTTCTTCTGCCATTTGTTGAGCCTGTTGAGCATCTGCATTTAACTGATTCATTTTGCCTTCAGTGATTTGAGGAGTATTCATGTAGGTGCTACCACCCAATTTACCGATTATGCTATCGGTTACAGTTGGAGGACCAAAAGGTGTGGTTGAAACTAGTGAACCAAAACCTGTATCTGTAGCATTAGCAAAGAATCCTTGAGTTACAGAAGTTGGACCTATGCTAGAGCTTGGAGCAAAGGAGGTGATTGACTCTCCTGCTCCTGAAGAAAATGACCCACCAGGACTTGTGCTTGGTCCTACTCCTGTTGGTCCAATGCCTGTTCCTCCATAACCTATGTCAGCAGGATTGCCAAACCCCAGGCCTCCGCCAGCTGCTTTACTCTTTACTTTTGAGCCATAAGCATAAGCTATAATACGAGCTATAGGATCGTCTGAAACTCCAGCATTTAATTCTTGCAGTTTGCTCATGCCAAGCTTTTTTGCAGCTTCTTTACGAATTACATATTCACCAGGTTCGAGCATAGCCGCGACACGGTCGCGCTTCATAGATCCTCCACCAGCAAGATGTACTCGACCACCAGCTGCAAACAATCCGCCAACAAATTCTGCTATCGGAGCAGCAATAGTTTGGCGGAATACAGCTGATTGAATTTCACGAAGCATTGAGCCAAGCATATCTCTGAAACCTTTAGCTATGTTTTTGAATGTAAGATCGCCCTCAATTAGAGCTGTATTCAATTCCATCAAGCCGTTTTCGACATAGTTCATTACAATGCCTTTAGAAGCTGCGTAGGCAGCATCAATACGTCTTTGTTCAGATATTTCATAGGCTGCGCGGTCGCGAGCAATGCGAACAATCTCTTCAGCAGCTGTGCGTTCAATACCAACTTTTTCAAGTTGTAGTACTAAATTAGCTTCTGTTTGAGCTAATTCTTGGGATAAAAGCTTTTGTTTTGCTTGAGAAGTTAAATTAGTTGCGTCAAGTTCATCTAAAAGTGAATCTTGACGAGCTTCAAAGATTCTTACAAGAGAAGATTCAACTTCTTCGGTTTTTTGCTTGTTAATATCGATTAATATTTTATCAGCTTGAATTTGTGCCTCTGTTGCTTTTCTTGCTTCTTTGGCTGATAGCACTTGAATACTGTAAACTGTAGAACTATCAGTTAATAACTGCTGTAAGGCGGCAATATTTGCATCTACGTCAGCTGAAATATCAGATGCTTCAAAGTCAAACCCAACATCTCCGCCTAAAACACTAGCAATTTCAGCAAGACCTTCTATCAAAGAACCAAAGTTAGAGATAAACCCACTAAACACTGCAGCTTGTTGTTTTACTAACTCTAATTCAGCAATCTGCTGTTTCAAGGCAAGATCTCGTTGTAGTTTTGCAGCTTCTGCTGACTTTTTAGCAGCTGTTTGAGAAGCGGATGCAGCATTCCTTCTTAACTCTATCAATCCCTCCTCATCATTTAGAGCTTGTTGTTCGATCTTCGCTTGTTTTACTCTTGCCTGTTCTTGGGCTCTTAAGATTTCAAGTTCATTTATAATTCTTGCTTCAGCAATTACTCGTTCTTGTTCAATCATCATCGATCTTTGAGCAATATTTTCACGAGCATTTTGTGCCTCAACTTGTGCAAGAGCTTCTTGACGATCAAAAGCATTGTTAGCATTTCTAAATTCTACTTCAGCTACATTAAGTCGAAGCTGAACTAATTCACGTCGAGTAGAAATGCCTCTCATTTCTGCAGTTTGAAGAGCTCCTTGAGCTCTAGCCAGTGCTTGAGCGTCTCTACCTTCAGCTGCTGCAAATCCTATCTCGATTTGAGTTTTTGCTAAATCTTGACTTAACTTTAACTCTTGCCCTTTTAATGAGAGAAGTTCTTTTTGAGTGTTAAGAGTTGCTTCTAAAGCACTGTTTTCTATTTGTCTGAGTGAGATTCCTTGCTCTGTGATATCACGGTTTTGAAGAATAAAGTCACGCTCTCGCTCTGCTGCATTAATTCTGTTTTTTTGTTGTGCTGTTGTAAGAGCTGTGTTTGCTTTTGTAACCTGTAGATTAGCACGTTGAACTTCAATAGTAGATTGAGATATTTTTTTCTGCTTTTCTAGTGACTGATTTAATTTTTCTTGTTCTTGAGTAATTTTAATGATAGAGCCTAAGTAGCCTTTGATCAAAATGTCTCTAATTTCAAATATCTTTTTCTCATCAGCCTCAAGCTTTTCTCTATCAAAGACTCCACCTCCTCGTATTGATGCTTGTTCAAAATCAGAACGAATCTTTGCTGCTTCTGTAAATACAGAATTTACAACTTCAGAAAGATTTAATAAACGCTCTGAATCATTTTTGGCTATATCACCAAAAAGACCTACATCACCAGTAAAAATAGCAGAATCTGCTAAACCAAGCTCTCCTGAAAATGTTTTACGAAGTTGTTGTGCAAACTTATCAAGAGTCTGAAATCTATCATTTAATTCTTCAGCACGACTAACTGTTCCATCTAATGAATTGTTAATAAACTCTAAAAACTCTGCTTTAAAAGGTCCATCAGGTAAATCATCTATCTGTGCTCTCAAGTCATTAACTACATTATTAATTACTCCAAAGTCTTTTGCAGCTCTATCAGCACTTAATCTACCGCCTTCAAAATTTTCATAAAATTCTTGAACTTTTAGTGCTGCAGTAGCATAAGTTGCAGAGAGTGCTTTAGCTTCCTCTGTAAGAGAATCTATACTTTCTCCAGACTCAAGAACTGTTTGAGAAAAAGTTTCAAAAGTCAATTGTAAATCATTAGTATCTTTATTAATATTAAGAATACCTCTTGCAAAAGCTTTTTGAAGCTGTTCAATTTCTATCTCACCAGCCTCTGCTAGACGAGTAATTGCAAGACCAGCTTCTCCTGTAGGAAGCTGTAAATCACTTATAGCAACTTCAAGTGCTTGGATCTCTTTTTTTGTATCTTCAATTTGTTTGTCTTTATCAAGTAATCCAAAAAAAGTTCCTGTTCCAGCTTCTTTTTGGGCTGTAAGTCTTTCTAAATCAGCCTCTAAAACTTTGAGAGAGGTCTGTAAGTCCAATAGATCAGGACCAAATGCCCCAAAGTCATAGCCACCTTGTTCTCTTAATTTTATAGCTTCTTCGACTACTCCTGCAAATTCAGAGCGAGTTAACCCAAGCTCTTCTCTTAAGTCAGCTAAAGGTCCAGCACTAACAGAAGCAGCTGCGGCTCCAAAGTCTTTTAACCCTTTTTCAGCATCTCGCGAATCTTTAGTTAAGTTTTTAAAAAAGTCTGTTATGCCGCCAAGCACATCAACACCAAATACAGAACCTACTAGCTGAATTATACCAATAATAGCAAATATGGGACCAAGAACAGCTAAAACTGCATTTGCAGCTGCGGCTAAATTTCTCATGGCAGTAGCCGCAAGATTTAATCCAGAAGCTAATGCACTCGCAAATGGTCCTGCTGCTTTGAGCCTTTGATTGACTACTTTTTGTGACTGTTCTATTGCACCTAGTCTTTGTACAGATTGATCATATTGTTTCTGTTGTGATTCTGTTAATTTACCAGCGATTTTCTTTTCTTCATTTAATGTTTTTTGTAAGTTTAATTCATTTTGTTTTAAATCCTTTAAATCTCTTGCAAAGACCTGTGCCTGTTGTGTAGAAACTGTGCCTTCTGCAAAAACTCTTTTAATTTCCGCACCCGCAGCTCGACCAGCTCCTGGAAGAGCTCCACCGCCTACAAAAGCTTGACCTGCTGCTTGAAACTCTGGAGCAAGAGCTTTTGCTGTTCTACCAAAAGTAGTTAAACGCTCTGTTGCATTCACTAATCCTTGAGAAAGTTTTGTTAAACCTGTTGTAACAAATCCTCCAATACTGGCCCCTAGCTGATTAAACACTAAAGCACCAATAGCTCCTAAAAGTAAAAGTTTATTACCTAAATTTTGTCCTAAAAAGTCTGCAAAAGGTGCTAGAATGTTTGCAATAATATTACCAAATTTAATCGCAAGGTCAGCAAACTGCGCAGCTAGTCGTTGAAAAGAGGCAGTAGCATCTTCAGTAGAGATAATAACATCAGAAAAAGCAGCAGTACCATCGCCTATAACGCCGTTAGCAAATGCTTGACGACGTTCAAACGCAGTAAGAGTTGTTGTAGATTTGTTGAGAGACGCAGCATACTTTTCTACTGCAGGGTCAAGACGAGTAAAAATACCAAGTTCGTCTAAAAGTTCTGGTTCTAATTTGATTGTACCTCTAAAAACACGTTCAATAGCGTCAGGTAAGCTTCTACCTAATGTTCTTGAAGCTTTAAAAGCTACTTGACCGAGTTGTTCAATTTGATCGGTATTAAAACCTGCAGATAATGCAAGGTTGGCAGCTTCAGCAGCTTGAACAATAGAAAGCTGACCGCCCGTAATATCTTGAAGACGTTTAATAACAGAGTTAGCAGATGTGCCAACTGCTGCAGATAACTGTTGTGTACCACGAATGATTGTTTCAAATTGAGCTGCACGGTTAAGAGCTGTGAAAGCGGCGGTGAGAGCAAAGATGTTTGCAGCAGCGGCTGCATAGACACCTACTACACCACCTAAACCAGCAGCTTGAGCGGAGAACTGACGACCAGAAGATGCAGAAGCTTGACCTAATCGAGTTTGGGCTTTACCAATTCGATCAGTATCTTTTACAACTTTTTGTGCGCCTTCAGTTTTAAATCTAGTGGTGATTGTTTGGCTGGCCAATTAAGTTCTTCCTCTCTGAGTCTTTGCTAAAGACTCACGTTGTTTAGCTTTATCACTATAATACTTGGACATTTCTGATTCCGCAACCTTTAATAGTTCAAAAACTGTTTTACGGTTACTAATTTCATAAATATCCATTATAGTTCCAAGACCACTATAATCTTTACCTAACCAAGTTCCATTCATACCTTCCCAATTGTCGGGCAGAGAATTTAAAAGGATTAAAGCTTGTTGAGCTTCTAATGGTAAATCAGATGGGTCTTTTGGTATTTGATTTTCATCAACTTCCCAACCCATCTGCTCACACATATCAATATACTGTTCAGCGTTCATACCTCCAGCGTGTAAAGAGTTCTGGAGGTATTCAGTTAGTTTTTTGCTGCTTCGTCAGCTTTCTTTTTTGAAAACTGCTCAAAGTCATTCATTGCATCTGTGATAAATTGGTCAAATACCGTAGAAGACTTGAGCAAGTCAATTGCTTCTTCTTCTGAGTATTCAACTTCTTCATTTCCGTCAGCACCTGAAATATCAACTGGAAGTAGCATAGGTAAGTGTTTAATCTTTAGTCCTCGCCAGCCCATGATAGCTTTTCCTGCATAGGCTTCTAAGAAACGATCATTATCGATTTCTTCTTCTCGTTGACGAGTACGTTTATTGAACTTGAATGTTAGTGATTGGTTGCGAATCTTTAACAGGTCTTCTCTAGTTAAAAAACAAAGATGTACCTCAAAACCCTCAACATCTGGAAAAGGAATCCAGCTTGTAGTTTCTTTCGCAATTAGATTTTTGATTTTACTCATGATTTCCCCTCGTAAAATACGAGTGCCCATCACATATCTGCTTCTCAAAGGTGAGGGGGAACCTTGATTTGCAAGTGATGGGCACTCTTCTGGTTAAAAAGTGTTAGTGTTCCCCCTCAGAAACACTTAATTAAGATTTAGCAGCAAAGATTGTTACTTCACCACCTGTGCCTTTATTGGCAGTAGTTTCTTGAGCCACAAAGTTGACTGACATTGAAATTACGTCTTCAACAGCCAGTGATGGGAACTCAAACTGAACAGCATCAAGCTGGAACGCTACATAAGGAGCAGTTGTCCCACCAATGATGATGTTAGCATTAGATGTTTGTGCAGAAGCTGTACGAGAATCATTCTGAATGTTTCTCAGGAACTGAGCTGATTCAGTATCTCCAGCACGAAGATACATAGTAGCTGAACCTGTTACAGCACGTGTACCAGTGAACTGACCAATTGGTTCATTCAGATTAGCAAGTTCTTCTGGTGTTAAATATGTAATATTGTTATTGTAATCAAAGCTAACAGCTGTAACTGGGAACGTATATTTCACATCTGCTCCACCAGCTGAAGGCTGATGATGGAATTCAATTGCGCTCAAACGATTCTTAATGAATGAGTTAGTTCCAACAGAACCAGCAACATTCATCTGATTAAATGGGTGATAGTGTGCAGTTACTGTAGCTTCGCTAGCATTTGAGTTAGCAGTTACAGAAGAACCATCATTTAACACACCGCCAAATACTGAAATTGCATTATCACGTTGAGTGCTAGTCAGTTCTTTCAATGTTGTACCAAAACCAGTCCATGTTACTGTTGCGATCTCTTCAATACCTGCATCAACACTTGCCTGATTAATAGTAGCATTAGATACCTGATAGACAACGTTATCCATCTTAAAGTACATATGGTTTTCAACAGCGGTTGAGAAGTTTGAACGAGTTGAGTGTGAGCCTGTACCGGCTGCAACATTCGTTGTTTGAAGTTTTCCGCCTGATTCCCAAACTGATTGCTCATCTGTACCATCAGCTACTTGAGTATTAGATACTAATGACTGCCACATAAACCAGTCAGCTACTGGTTTTACGTTACCTGTCTGAGTTGTACCTGCATCTGTACCTCCAGCAGTAGCACCAGTTACTACACCGGTTGGGCGAAGATAAACCTGAAGATTCCAATCTACTGGGTTAATAGCAGTATTAAAACGCTGCTGTGAGCGATCAGGATTTGTACCTGATTCAAGGCTTGTAATGTCCTGTGTAGCAGAGGTAGATGTAGCTGCAAAACCTGCTAACACTTCAAGTTTCCAAGTGTTTTCTGGGGTCATAGCAGTTACTGCAGCACCGTTGAGCAAATCAACAGTGGACATAAAGACCTCTGAATTTCTTTGTAAATTAAGAGATGCCATCCCTTTTCTCCTTATCCGTCTATTCTATAGACTATTGTTAGTTCTACCTCTGCGAGCCCATAAGGAGTGGCTAATCCTTCATCAGTAGAAATATTATCTATGGTTATATCTAATATCCCTTTATCAGGATTGTCCCCTAATGAATAAATAACATGTTCAATATCTTGAACTAAGCTATCAGAGAGGTTTTGAGAATTATCTTCTCCAAATACGTATGCTCTTATGGTAACGTCTAATGTTCCTACCGTCAAACTTTTAGAATTAAAATCTCTAATTTCGGTACCAGCGCTGACGTAAATAGATGGAAAATCGTTTACTTCATCTAAAAACTTCAACTTGCGAAAAACATTATTAAAGAGGTTATTAAAATACGTATATGATGGGTTAAAACCAGAGGTTTCTCCATCAATTTGTTTTAGTTGTGTTACTATATACTCTACAATTTCTTTGCGTCTAGATGCCATTATGTTCTCGTTATATAAAATGCTCTGCTATACAGTCCCTGCACTACTTCACGAACTGTTTCACCAACAAATCTGTCAGGGTCTCTTGGAGTATTATTAAATACTCTATAAATAGGGTCATAAAAGAATGCCATAACAGATCTTCTGTAATCTGGTATAACCTGGACACTCGATCTAAAACGACCTGAACGTTCAGTTAAAATATCAGCAGCCAGTGGTGGCCCTCTTCTAGGGCCTTTTGGCATTTTATCGCCAAGTCTTTTACGAACAAGAGCTGATATTTGAGCTCCAGAAATAAATTTTTGTGTTTTCTGACGCTGATTACCTTTAACAGCAATATTAAAGCCTGGAATTTTGGAGACTTTTGGCTGTTGAATTTTAGTTTTTATTGTAAGAGGGGTCAATCCGCCTTCTTTAAACTCTTCTGCAAAAGCAATTAAAAAACCTAAAATTCTGTCAACCTTGTCTTTAGAAGTTCCTTTAGCTGAAAGTTCAGCACCTCTTTTTCTTATATACTTATCAAACTCACTTGAAACTTTAAATCCAGCCTTCTTTTGAGTTTCAAATACTTTTTTTGTTATAGGAGCTAATTTAAAAGAGTTAAAAAGAGAGGGTTTTGGTGTTATAGAAACTCGATATCTTTCTATCTCTCCAGCTTTTGGAGATTTAGACCCAAAGTAAGCACTACGAAATCGTACATCAAAATATTGATTTAAATATGCTTCATCAAATCTTACACCTGCAAGAGGAGTTGGAGAAAAAAGCAATTCTTGCGTAGGTTTTTTATCTGCATCTGTTACCTGAATTAACAAAAAGTTTTCAAACTTTTGTTTAGTCTGTGTTAATAAAGCTTCTCTTTGTTTTATTAAAGAAGGTGAAAACAATAAATTAACGGCAGCAGCACCTGTCAGTCCTTTTGTTCCTCCCTGCCGTAAAGCGCTGGTAACTTCTTCAAATTGACCTGAAGCTCTACCAATACTTACAGAAGTAATCTCAGGTTCAGCAGTTTGACCTAATCCTTTTAATTTAGCTTCAAAAAACCCTACATTTCTAGCTGCTGTGCCTTTTAAAACATTAGTCTGAGAAATTCTTTGACCTGTTGTTCGTTCAAATTCATTAACATCAACAACACCGTCAGGAGCTGCTTTAGGTGTAGCAAAAGCAGCTTCTTGTTGTTTTGTTAGCTTTTTACCAAATCCTACAAGTTCTTCAGATATAAAATCAGATACAATTCGTATAGCAACGTTTCTTAGAGCAGTGGTTTCTTTATCATATTTTTTACGAAGAGCAAGAGCACGTCCTGGAACAATAGGAGAATTTATATCAACAGTCATTTTTCCTTTGACTGCAGATGATTTACCTAATGCTGCTAAGTTTGGATTTTTCCTACGTAAAACTGGACGTGCCACTATGAAATAATCCTATATAGATCTAGAATACGGCGAATATGTGGAGGAAAGTTTCCAGCTAAAGGATAATTATCTCCGCGTTCTCCCTCAAATGAGAAACCTTTTTTCTCTTGATCTTGTTTGTAGAGTAGTTTAATCATGTCAAGTGTAGCAAGTTGAATATCTTGTGGAACATCAGCAGACTCATATCCTGCACGGTATTCTACTTTTACTCCTGAAGGAAATGGTGCAAACGAAGGAGGACCGGATAAAGTCATTGCTGGATAGTTGTTACGAACTGTTGGGTATGAGCCTCTTACTCCAACGGCACCTGTATCACGAGTTACTTCGCCCATATCACGAGAGAAATTATATTCATTTGTAGCATTATGAGCATCTTTTGCTTCTGTAGCACCGTTTTTTCCATCAAAATGACACAGAAATACAGTTTCACCATCTGGTCTAAAACGCTGTGTTGGAGGAGTAATAGTAGCTTCTTTATATCGAGCTTTATTAGAGAATCTTACTTCATCAATATATCCAGCAAAATTACCGCCTATCTCCACATTTGCTGTAAAAGTGTGGTTTGATTCAGTATAACTTGCATTAGTAAATAAATTACCATTTAAATGAGTATATAGTCGTTGATTTTGTGAATCAAAAGACCATGCTACGTGTGTAAAAAATCTTGGAACATAATTCGCAGTTGTTGTAACTCCTGTACCTCTTACTAAAGTAGCAGCTCCTCCAAAACGACTTTGAAAAATTGTTGTATCGTTAGCATCAAAACCAAATTCCATATAATTTGTCGCATCTGTGTTAAATCTGATAAGGTTGTTTTGAGGTGGAGTCGCTTTATCACTGCGAACAAATAATTCAACTGTAAAATCACCATCTTCGAATTCTAAATTTTCAGGAATGTCACCTGAAACTAAATCATTTAAATCTACTTCGAGAGAAGATTTTCCAAACTTTTTTACTCTTGAATTTAAGTGTGCATCGTTTTTAAAACTTAAAGAAACTGCTTGAGTGTCTTGAGTTCTTACAGGGCGCCCAATGGTAGTTGGGTCAGCTAAAATTACATCCTCTGACCCATTGAACTCTGTTACTTGATATACATTAGAAAGTGGAAGACGAGAAATCATGACAGAGGATTTCCCTCCATCAAATACCTCTACATAATCATTAGCTAAAATTTCTTGCCCGATATAGTGCTCTACTACACCAGTTGCATAATTGATGATGTTAGATAAACGAGCATCTTGAGTATTGGAAGAAATGCTCAAGTAATCTTTTACCTGAGCTAGTGTTACATAAGGATATTTTCCTTGATTCTCTTCTAAACGATCTACCATTTATCTCTCACTTATTTCTTTTTAGATTTCCAAATAGAAGTTGAAGATTGTTCTTCTTCATCTGCTGCTTCTTCTTCAACAGGAGCGGGGGCTGCTGCTAAGTCTGGTCCAGAATTAATCCACTCGGCTACAAGAGCTTCAGTTTTTTCTACACTGTGACCATTTACTCGTAACCAATGACGGGCTGCTTCTGCAGTTGTAATATCACTTGGAATTTTAGACATATTATTCTCCTTATAATGAAAAGGGAGGCGATGACCGCCTCCCCCTGTGTAGTTCAAAGATGTTTAATCTAAGATTAACCAGCTTCAACAGTAACAGCATATGGGTACTTAGTAGCATCCAGAGCTGAACTTGCATTGGTTGTAAGAGCTTTAAAGTCAATACGAGTGCTCATGTACATAGCAGTAACCTGCTGACGTGGTTCGTACTCACTCTCAATCTCGATACCACGACGTTCTGCAATCATAAAGCCAGGCTTATAAAGCAGGACACCAAGGTCGTTGTTGGTAGAACCGACAACATCCAAGAATTCAGTGATTGCAATTGGAATACCGTAAACGGCACCAACTGAACCTGTGAGGTAGGTAGCGTTTGGACCAAACTTGTCAACTGTCTGGAAGTCAGAAGTTGTTACAAGGTTGTTATAACCTTCAATAGTGGTAAGGTACACAAGGTCATTACCAAGCTGAAGACCATATTTACCAAGCTTTGTACGAGCTGCAGCGATGTCTGAAGGATCAGCTTTATCGTTAGCAGAACCAGTGTCAACGGTCAAGCCAGCACCGACATCACCTGTCAGGTTAGTGATACCTTCGATGACAGAAGCATAACCAGTACCAGCTGTAATAGCGTTGGTAGGTTGTGCTGTAAAGCCAGTCAAAGCACCAGTACCACGAAGGATTGACTTATCGATAGCACGTGCTAAACGACGAGTTGCAGCTGCACGCAAGAAGTCGAGCAGAGGAAGAACGGTATCTTCTTCTTCGTCTTTTGCGAGGTGGGTGGTTGCCATAAACTTGTGTGGAGTAAAGTCCACAGAGCTAATGGTGTTCTGGTTTGAGGTTGGTACGCGAGTTGCATCGGCAATGCCTGTAGCAAATGTGCCAGAAGCAAATTGTGCTACATCACCATCGGTGTCTTCATCAGCGACTGGTACGCGGAATGTTTTCGCGTCAACAGATACACGGTTGAACAGAGGAGCTACAACGAGCTGCTGTTCCATTTCAGTGTAAATGTTGCTTGAGAAGTTGCTAAGGAACTGATCAACAGATGTGACAGCTTTCATACGATTACCAATTTTGGTATCGAATACGTCACGTTTGTTAAGCATTTTAGCAAGCATTACAGCATTAGCCATTTCTTTTTCAGAGAACTGTTCCTTACGGGACTGTTCTTGATAATGCATTTTTGAACGCTGAAGAGCGTTAATTTCTTCCTGATACTTGCTCATCTGAGCTTTAAGTTCAGCAACTTCTTCAGATTCTTTTGGGGTATATGCAGTTTTTTCTTCTTTAAGATTCTGCATATCTTGAGCGTCTGACTCTTTCATAATAGCTTCACCGGTCTTTTTAACCAGTTCTGCAACTTGAGGCTCAGACACTTCAGCTACTGGAGTAGCTTCTTTGTTAACTTCGATATTGGCTTCTTTAGCAACAGTATCGAGGTCGATTGTATCTACGACTTGGTCAGCCATGTTGTCGTTCTCCTTTGTAGAATGATCGTGAAGCTCATTAGTCAGACTTTCGTTAGAAACCGTGTCTTCACTTTTTTGAATTTGATTTGATTGTGAAAGATCATCTGCATTCACATTAAGAACATTATCACAATCATTGCCTTCTGCGTCAACCTCTAAAAATTTAAAGATTGGCGATTGGGCGGTAGCGATCTTTGCGACCTTGTACATTTTTTCATTATAATTTACAAGGTCTCCATTTTGAAGTGAGTTTGCGTCTGCGGAAAGCAAATTAACAAACGGGATAGACTCATTAGGATCACGAGCTACAAACTCGTCTTCTTCTGAATCATCCTTCTCCATCTCGTCTTCAATAGCTTCCTCGGCGTTAGCTTTGACTTCAATCTCGTCAGTCTCTGCTTTTTCCTCTATATCTTCAACAGTTTTTTCTTCTGTTGTTTCTATTTCGGTTTCAGCAGTAACTTCAAGTTCTGTTGTTTCTACTTCAGCTTCTTCAGCTTTAGTTTCAACAACTTCCTCAGATTTTGAGTTACTCATTGCTTCCTCCTCGGTTGGAGACATTGGACGTTCGTTAATAACCTCGCCCTCCTCCATATTGTGGACTGGAACACCAGACATGGTAATATCATGTGTATGACCTTCGGCCTCCAACACAACACCACCAACAATTTTATGAGCATGGTTTTTCATGTGCGATGCGTAGGTCGTTACACCATTACCTTTTTCGTCCATTTCGACTGTGTGGTAATGACCGTCGCTCATATCGGTGATTCCTGCTTTTATTTTACGCATCATTTTTACTTCTTCTTCAGAAGCTGTTTTTAAAGATTTTTTAAATTCGTTGTACTCATCTTCATTGTCAAAAGATTTACGAATCGAAAATAATGAATCTTGATTGCAAGGTACAGAGACAACTGAAATTTCTAACAGCTCAACATCTGTAATCAACATAGAATCATCTTCACGATTATATTTACCATCTTTTACTCTGAATCCAACGGAAAAGCTCTTAAGAGCTCCATCTCTAATGAGTGTCTGAACGCCGTGATTCTTTTCAGCAGCATCACTCACAGTTCCTTCTACATAAATGCCTTTCTTATCAACCTTTACTTGGTCAAAGCGTCCAATTGGACAATCATGCTTGTGCTGATAAAGCATAACAGGATTTCGGAGAAAGTTATTTACTCCTTTAGCCCATGCTTCTGCTGTTACAACATCACCAGCACGATCTTTAACGATAGTATTAGCATAACCCGCGATTTTAAGACCACGAGTTTTTTTAGAAATGCCTTTATTTTCGAAAGCACTGTTAAGATAAAATGTTTTATTCATTGGGTACTTCCTCATTAATAGATTCCTCGGATGAGGGTCTTCCACCTTGAGTAGCATCTGTAGCGCTACCTGTGATGTTTTGTGGTACTCTTATGTTATCATTATTTTCAAGTTTTGGAAATCTTAATCCTTCACGAGCTTCATTTGGGGTAATAATTCCTGTATTAACCAGAGTAGAGTAATATACAGCCTGTGTTCTATTATCTGGTTGAAGTGCAGGAACTGAAAGCTTGTCTGGACGAACAGTAACTCCCCCATTAAAGAAATGTTGAAACGCGGAACAAAACTGAGTTAACATAGGTAGAATAGTATGTTGATAGTACAACTTTTGATTAGCATCAATGTTTGCATTATTACCTGATTTTAATAAAACATAAGGCACGCCAAGAGCTTTAGACATATCTTGTTGAATACGTTCAATTGAATTTTCAAAATCAAGCTGGTCGAAAGACTTTGTTGAGAATTCATCAATCTTTAAACCGCCGTCTAAAATTGCAGGATTACGAGCACCATCAAAAAGAGTTGTATAGTTAGATCTCCAAGATTCTAATAGACGTTCTTTGACTCGTTTTGATAAAATATTGTCTGTAGTAAGAACAAAACCTGGAAGAGCATTATTTTTAAAGAATTGACGTTGGAACTTAATCATGTAGAAGTAAAGCTCCATTAAATTTAGAATAGGTTTAAGCTTTGATGTGCCTCTAAAAATTGAATTTTCATTCTCATTCATAACATGAATTATTTCTTGTGGAGCAAACTGAATTGATTCAGCCTTACGTGTTTGAGCACCTCTTCCAAAGCCATAATAATCACTTTGTTGTTGGTTTGATACTATATAGTTATAATGAGAAACAAAAGTTTTTGAATCTGGGACTACTTCCACATCATTTGCTGGGAGAAGGTAGAGATCTGCTCCATCGTAGTAAAAGAAAGCGTTACCATCTAAATGAAAGTCTAAAAAAGCACGCCTAAAAAATCTAGCTCGGTCTTCAAAGGGGTTCGGTTTTACATTAAGTATCTTATTTACTTTTTTTGAAGCACCACCATCAACTATGAGCGGAATCTCATTCATGGCATTAATATTCATTTCAACTGCACGATGGACAACCTCAATCTCACGATAAGCTTGTTCAAAATCTACAATTGTTTCGGGAAGTGCAAAAGGTTCTAAAGATGAGATTGAGGGTTGTGCTGGATTAAGCTTTTCAGCTGCCCATTCTCTCCAAGTCTTTCTATCTTCATCTGCCATTTTTTTCTCTCTGAATTTCTAACCAGTTTTTAATTTTTGGTACTAAATGATTTGAATATCTTTGACCATATATAGTGTGTAACCTCACGTGGTGAGATTTACACAAAGTATAAAGATTATGATGGTCTAAACTTTCCTTACAGTCTATAGCAAAATTCTCACGAAGGGAAGTAATTTTTTCAACAGTATCAATTTCACTCACCTTATTTTCTGCGCACCAGTTTTCAAATAGTTGACTGACTGAAAACAGATGATGAAGTTCTAATTTTTCTGTTGAACCGCAAATATAACACTCATCTCGTAATTTATAATCTTTTTTAATATAATCTCTTATATATTTTATTGGAAATCTTTTTAATTCAGACACTGTTGAAGCACCTCCCAGCGCAGTTTAAAGTGGTCAGGATGACGATTAAGACCTACATTTCCTTCTGGCAAATTTAATACCTTACCAACTACAGTATCTAGATTTTCAAGTTTATAATATTTTTTGACTAAATAACTTACAACTATATCATCACCCCTCTTTAACCCTTTAAAAGTCAGTAGATCTTCTTTTATGGCATCAAGAGCTTCTTGTTTTACCATTAAAACAGAACCCACAAGAAAATCAACACGTGAATTATTACACCAATGATCTCGTAAATCATTATATTTTTTAGCCTTATCTACACCTGATTTTCCATAAATACCTATTAGCGGTTGATTTCTTCGCTTTAACTTTTGTATTAATAAAGGAGAAGGAACTAAATCATCATCTAATATTAATTTAAAAGGCTCTGTATAGTTATAACACTGTAACCAACGTTCTATGCAATATTTATTACTGTCATTATTTATTACCGTTACCTTACGAGAACGATACTCAAAGGTTTCATAAGGATTATTATTTATAACAGTTATTGGAACAGTTCGATGAAATGCATCACAAATAGCACGAACATTATCAGGTCTTTTGTAGTTTAAAACAATTATTCTAAGCATAAATTGATATATTACTCATTTTCTGATGTGTATAAATAGCATATCTTACTGCGTCACAAGGATGCGATGCCCAATCATGAATTGGTTTTGGGTTTTCTGTATTAGGATTCCACTTATAAGAACTCATTGCAGAAAAAGTATGGCGAGCTCCCTCTGTATCAAAGAAAAGTCTATCTTGTTCTATCAATACTTGAATAGAATTTATCCCATCATTTACTGATTTAATAGCGTTCTCACAGTAGATGTCATAATCATAAGCAAAATCAGCTTTTACCTGTTGTGCTGCAGAGTCTATATAAATAGTATCTATTCCCCATTCATTAATTTTTTCTTGTATTTCAGCTGCTAGTTCAGATGTTGTAGATTCTTTTGAGACGAACTCATCAATAATAAAATAGTTATCTCCATCTGTACCAATCACGACAAATACATTTTCATCACGATAGCCTACATCAAGTCCTCCTATAACTTCAGCAAATCGTTCTCCAATATAATCACCTACATGTTTTTCTTCATCTAAATCAAGATAAATTTGAGATTCAGTCGTAGTCCACTCACACTCGTACTCTTGAAGATAAAGAGCTTTGGTAATAGAACGTCGAGCTTCGTCTACGTCTTTTTCTGAAAGAAGTGGATTAGCTCTCCAAGTATGTATTGAAGAGGACCAATCTGGATATTCTGGATCTTCTCCACGTAAAAAATACTCATATAGATAGTTGCCTTTGCCACGAGGTGTAGAAATCCATAAACAACGAGAATCTGTAAAAGTTGACAGTGCAGGACGTAAATCTCGCGTATAATACTCATCATTAGGAATAATTGCAGCTTCGTCTACAATTAAGAGGTTTGCTGCACGACCTACTAGTGAATCTCGGTTATTAGCTGAAAGCAACCTAAAAACTGAGCCATTTATTAATTTCACCACCTTATCTTTTTGGTTGAAACGCTCAACTTCAATATCAAGTTGTCTAATTAAGTCTGTAACATAATCCCAAATAATTGAAGAAAGAGAAAAGTTAGGAGCAACAACCATAACTTGTTGACCAGGCTCTAAAAGTTTAGCAAATGCTAGAATAGCAGCTGCATAAGACTTACCAGTACGACGTGCAGCAATATGCACAACAAATCGGTGAGAGTCTAGATTTTCAACCATTGCCCATTGAGACTCATTAAATTGAACTGGGTTTGGGAGACGATCTAGAAGACGTTGAATTTTAATACGAAAAAATTTATCTGACATTACCTAAAATATGGAATTATCATTGAGAGAAGGGAAATTAAAGCTGCTGTTACACCGCCTATCCATAGCAGAGTTTTGAGAGAAGTTTTGCCTTGTGTTGCCATTTCACTGATTGTGTTTAGTTTTTGCTCCATTTTATCCATACGGCTTTCAAACCGCTCAAACATTATAACAATTGTATTATAACGTTCTTCACAAACAGCTTCGTGAGCTGATATCAAAGACTTATTAGACTGTGAACGCTCATGCAGCCTATCTATATCAAGTTGTATTTGATCTAATTCGCGCTCAGTATCTGACATTATATCTCAAGTCTTAATAATATAGTTTACTACTTCGCTCGGTAGAGTAGTATTAACTGTAAAAGAATTAACACTTAGAGAAGGAACTGTAAGTGCAGGGATTGACAATGCTGGGATTGAAAGAGCTGGGATTGAAAGAGCAGGTACAGAGTGTGTATGGCTCGAACCAGCTAAGTTCCCGACTCCATGCGTATGACTTGAACCAGCTAAGTTTCCAACTCCATGCGTATGGTTGTTAACAGTTAACGAAGGTATCGTCAAAGCTGGAATTGACAAAGCTGGTACTGTAAGTGCAGGGATTGTGTGGGTGTGGTTTGCCTGAGTAATTGAAGCAATTGCTGACGTTACAGAGGAGTCTTTTGCAGACGCAGCAACTGTTACGTTAGTCGGAGTTAAATCACCAGCGCCATCTGCGCCTGTAGTTCCTGTTCCTGTATTACCTGTTCCTGTATTACCTGTTCCTGTGCTATCCGCCGCAGTAGTTGCTGTTGAGTTAGCTGTAGATCCTGTAATAGTAACTCCAGAGCCATCAGTGTCTCCAGTTATAGTTACGCTTGAACCGCCCGACGTAGCTGTACCAGTGTTACCAGTACCTGTATTTCCAGTTCCAGTATTAGCTGTGCCTGTATTAGAAGCTGCAGTGGTTACTCCAGTTTTTGAAGCTGAGGTAAGAACTGAAGAAGCACCCGCAGATCCTGTAGTAGTGCCAAGCGTAGCATTGTTAGTTCCTTTGCCGAGTGGAACTTTATCTCTTAAATCAGGAACATTAAAGGTTGTTGAACCATCTCCTACACCAAAAGTAGTTGAGATTACAGCAAAAAGACGAGCATAAGTTGTGCGCGATACAGCTGAATTATCACAGAGTAAGTAACCTGTTGGAGCTGCTGCACCACCATATGCCATAATAGTTCCTGCTGGGATAATCTCAGCTCCACCTGCAGTAGAACCGTCATGAATTCGAATGTTGTTAGTATCTGTATCGAGTGTTATCTCACCAACTAGACCTGTATAGCCGTTGTTTTGTGCTGAGGTTCCTCGTCTAAATTGTAGCTGTGTAGCCATCGTTTACTCCTTATAGTGTTCCTAAATCAAAAATGCCTGTAACTGTAAATGTGTTAGATGAATTAGTGCCTATCGCTACATTTGCCGTAAAAGTGCTAGATAAAGTAATTGTATTAATTGACACGGCGATATGTTCAGGCAGTGATTCTAGATACCTGCTGAAGTTAAAAGTGCCTCCAGACCCAGCAGTGCCATCACCAATTTGTTGATACATTTGATCATTATAAGCAGAATATACAAATCTATTTCTTAGATTAGTGCCTTCAATATTACCAAATATAGCTTGTCCATTAGCAGTAAAACTGCCCATCTGAGTACTACCACCGATAGTAAGATTACCAGTTGTTGTACCGTTACCAACTGTAACAGTAGCATCATCAGTGATTTCAAACTTTGAGGTAACGTCTCTTCCGAGACCGCCCATAAATGGTGTAACTTTTTGTGACATAATTACCTTTCTATCATAATTTTAACCACAGGTCAAAATATATTTATTAGAGTGCCCCTAAGTCGAGTGTTGCAGCTAACTTGTCAACTGTAACTGCATTATCTGAAATATCAGATGTTCCAATTGGTGTAATTCCTGCTATACCAGCTGCAAGTGCAGCTGCATTAGAAGAACGAGTCGCCTCAACTGCATAGTAAGCAGAAGATTGTCCATCTAAAAGATCAGCATCTAATCCAGAGCCTGATCCGTCTACCGTTTTAATTTTTGTTAGCACGTCAGAAGCTGTATAATCAGAGGAATCAAGTTTTGTTGCGATTCCAGCAGCTAAAGCAGCTGCATTAGAGGAACGAGTAGCCTCAACTGCAAAATAAGCTGATGATTGACCATCAAGTAAATCTGCATCTAATCCTGACCCTGCACCATCTACAGTTTTAACTTTAGTCAACACATCAGAGGCTGTATAGTCAGCAGCATCAAGCTTGGTAGCAATCCCAGTAGCTAAAGAACCTGCATTTGATACAGTAGAAAAAGTAGAGTTAGCATAAGTACCAAAGTTATCAACAGTTGTAGTAAGGGTTGCTACATTGTCTTGCACTACATTAATATTAGAATTAAGTTGAATAAAGCCAGCTGATGCATTAGCACGCGTATCGTATACAGACCCTTGAACCCCGTCTAACAGATCTGCGTTCAGATTTGTGACAAGAGTTGTTGAAGCAACTGTAAATGGTGCAGTGCCTGTAGCAACTGTAGATTCAAGAGTTGATAGAACAAGATCGCCATATGAGAACGAGCCGTCGGTGATATCGATTGAAGCATTTGGTTCTGGGTCGTATTCATCAAACATTTTAAATTTTGCATCAGAAATGTCAAAGAACATGCCAAGATGTGTATATCCAGGTTCTGACTGTCCAGCATTACGGTTAGACACCCAACCTGTATCAACTTGTGTAGGAGCAGCAACACCGCCCCACTCATCTCCTATTGTGTGTCCTGTGGTAGCTTCAAATGTAACTGAGATACCATTAGCAAGAGACTGCTGCCCACCAGTTATCTCAACGCCAACTGCCTCACGAGAAGTAAAGTTATCAAGAGACCAGTCAAAGGTATCAGGAGTACCTGTAGCATTAATTTTTACATTAAACTGTTCTGTAATTGGTCCAGTATAGTGTCCCAATAGGGTAGCATCATCTAAACCAGATCCGATAAATACTGTTGCAGAATCACCGATTGTATCGCCAGAGTTTAAATACATAAGTGAGTTAGCAACTGCAAGAGAATTGACCGAGGTAATAGACTCTGAACCTAAAACTGCAAGGTTACCAGCAACAGTTAAATCAGCATCTACATAAGCAGAACCTGTTACTCGGAACGATTCAGCTGTTTGGTTTTGTACATCTAAATAAATACAACCATTTGTTCCATCAGTGATGAGCACAATACCTAAATCAACGGCAAAATAAGGATAAGTTGGGGCAAGATTTTGTAAAGAACCAGCTGTGGGACCTACGTGAACTCGTTGACCTGAAGTCAATCCCGTAGTATCACCAAACGCAATACCAGCTCGCTGAACAAAACCAAAAGCATCATCAGCAATAGATTCGGCTGTTAAACCAACGGCATATGAAGTAGCTTCAGTAGCTGCGTTTGCAAGGGCGATAGTAGGTGTTCCACCGTCTTCTGATACAAGATATACAGGTTTTAACTGGTCAATGGTAGCGCCAGAAGTATTTTTAACGTAAACCATTTCATCCTGGCCTACCATAACATTAGCAGATATTCCAGGACCCATAACTTCTAGTGCATTTCTTGCTGCGTTATAGTGTACACGACCTTCTGCGTGTTCAGGAGCGAATGAATCTAAAATAGCAAAGTCAATGGTATTAGACTGCAGAGCCAGATTACCAAACTGTTCTACAGCTACACGAATGCCAGCATTTGATGAACTTGTGTAAACTGCGAGATTGTCTTGCACCACATCAACATTAGCATTGAGTCTGGTTTCAGCTGATACCACATTAGCTTCAGCTGATGCTACATTATCTTGAAGTAAATTGAGGTTTGCAGTGATATTAGCAACGCCAGTATCGATAGTTACTTGTGCATCGTTAACATCTCTAATTAAAAGACCTGTCCCATCGTCATTTGAATGAAGACGGAGAGGTCCTAGATGTAGAGTGCCTGGACCTACATACACATCTTTCCAGACTAAATCTGGTGCGCCTAGAGAGTATATATTATTAGAAAAAGGTTCTACATTTGCAAAAGCTTGAATGTTCGCTTGGTCGCCATCAGTATTGTAAGTATAAAAAGTATTAGAATCTCGCCTTAACTCAACAGCATTAACATTAGCCTCAGTTGAAGCCACATTAGCAAGATATTCAACTCGAAGTGCGTTAACATTCGACTCAGCTGAAGCAACATTGTCCTGTACAGAGTCTAAGAGTGTGAGAGTAGCATAAGTAGAGGTAATATAAGAGTTTTGAGCTGTAACATTGTCTTGTATCACATCAATATTGGCATTGAGCTGTGTATAGTAAGAATCAGCATTAGCAGAAACTGTATCTAGGTTAGTATTGGTGCCTGTGAATGCATTAATAAAGATGGTAGTATTGTCTGCACGACGAGTTTCAAGTGAGGTGATGTCTGTAGCATTAGTCGCTACATTGTCTTGAACAATATCAAGGTTTGCGTTTAAACGTGTTTCAGTGTCTGCAGCTGTACCAACGGTTACAGAGGCAACATTGTCTTGAACAAGGTCAATATTAGCATTTAAGGAAATATAGGTGGCATAATCATTAGCTGCTGCGAGTGAGGTACGTAGCGAAGCTGCTGTTACTTTTTTAGTGGTATCACCGCCTACATCAACAATAGGAAGAACGTCATTATCGGCAACATCAACTGCCGCGAGTTCCGTAAGTTCGGTAATTTTTACGTTTGCCATTATATCTCCTCAAAAAATTTCTACACTGATTAATGCATTTTTGCACAGTTTCGCTACCCTGTCAAAAATGAATGTTTAAGTTAGCTCACTTTGGTTAGCTAAAATCCTTTGATCGTCTTGAGTGGTTAAGATGTCTAGTGATTGTGATAATATAAAGTTGATGCCTACATCTTCAGGATCAACAAACTGTTCTGCGATAATTGCGTCACCAGATTGTGTAATCAACATATCGCCTGATTGGGTTAAAATCTCTGATATGGTAAATACTGGAACTTCAGCTTCGCCTGTATCAAACGTACTCTGTTCAGCAAGAATCAGTCGCCCGTCTTGGGCAATGAGAACATCATCAGCCTGAGTTAATAGATGGTCAGCCGCAACTCCACCAAGAGCACGCCTCATCGCAGATATAGAAAGTAGGAGTCGATGCGCTCCTAGAGGCATTAGTTTCTCTCAGAAATATATAGAGTTCCAGCGGTGGTAGATTGAATTACAGCTATATATTTATCATTCTGCGAAGGATCAGTCTCCGCTCCAAGAGAAATGTCATAAATAAACCCAGAAGGAAGAAAGTGTGAGTTTGTAGTGTTCGCCTCAACTGATGCGCCTCCAGTTTCAATAAAACAGTCGGATGTAGCATAGAGCGAGACTACGCGTACAGATTGTGAGATTTCAGGGGATGTATTAGATGTGCCAGTATAAGGAACTTGCAGCCCACGATTCGTGCGTAAGGCTAGTACTGGAATTGCTTCATTTCCATCATCACGCGGTTGTTTTGACATTGTTTCTCCTTATTACCACCAACGGTTCCAGCGGGTGCGCGCCACATACGCCCACCATTTCGAGCGAAGCTCGCCGCGAATTTTTTCGCGCTCGGCCCATGATGTTCTGTTCGCTTCCATCTTTTTACAGTGTTCCACGTACCACATCATCCATGTAATTTTATACTCATCCGCCATAAACTATCCAACATCCGTAGAAGATGACAGCAGGGATGGTCACTCCCAACGCTACCCAAAACCAGTCGTTCATTCCATCAAATCCTTCATAAGTTTGTCATAGTTGTTGATTTGTACCGCCACTTGAGGACCTTGTGTTTTAGGCTTAAGTGAAGCTTCCACCTCTTGAAGGTGTTTCATCCAGTCGAGAAGGTCCTTCTTCGAGTAGATACCAGTCTCCACTGCTTCTTGAATCTTTTGGTCAATCACTGCATTGATGAGGTTGATGCGCTTGATACGATTAAGATATCCTTGCGTGGCAAACACTGAATCAATATAGTTTTTTACCTCTTTTTTCTCAATCACAGATGTAACTCGATCCTCGGAGATTCCATACTCATCAGCCAATTCATCAATTGCCTTGCCGGATAGATAGTCGTTAGCGAGCGCCAGCATAACC